CAACGATATAGCGTTTATGACTAACCCGATCAATAGCGTAACAAACGACGGCTGTATCACCAACCATAGCGGGATCAAGACCACAAATAATTGAAAAGCCGCTAAGGTCACGCGGATGACCTGGGTGACCAGGAACCAAGCGACCTGCTTTACGCATACCATCTATAGAACCTCGCACACATACTGGGTCAAAGATTGCATCATCTGATATATCCTGTTGCTGGTAAACCAGCGCCCAGGTAGATGCATCCATTGCTTGTCGTTCATTGTAAAGGTTACGACCATTCCATCTAGGGTATAGTCCATCCTCATTCAAATCTGATTCTGTCTGTCCATCAAATGGAGCATCTGATGCTGGCCACAAGGTAACCCACTGTTCAGGGTCTTCGTGTGTTTCCAACAATGCTGGCATTGCCAAGTACTTCCACGGGACCAGTCCACCAGGGTAGCGGTCCTCGGAACGTAGTTCCTTGTAAAGATCAATTGCTGTAACGCGGGTACCGATAATGATTAACTTACCAGTAGGGTTAAGACGAGAGCGCACATCCTGGGTTAACCAGCGGATCTGCTTCTCAAACTCGTTTGCGTTCTTTAATGTTACCGCATCGTCTACGATAATCATATCTGCACGCTTACCGTAGATCTGACCGCCGATACCGACGGCTTCGATGTTTGGATCCTTTTCTGAGGATTCTCTCAGTTCATCACCAAAGGTCACACGGGTTGCCTGCCAGGAAGCGGTCTTAGAGTTAAACCCTACGCCAGCAGCGTAAGCCTGTTGCAGTGCTTCATAATTAGGATGAGTCAGGCGTTGCTTGATGGCGTAGAGAAAGTCGGCTGCTAGTTGCTGAGTCTGAGAGACAATCAGCACACGAAAGTTAGGGTTCTGACATACCTGCCAGGTAACGTAGTCAATAGTCACCGTCATTGACTTGGCGTGGTTGGGCGGGATATTGATAAGGATACGGTTACTAGCCAGCCCAGGTTCGTACTTCATACTGGGATGTAGCCACCCAGGTTCCCTGCCCTCGATTACATCGATAAGGTTCTGTTGGTGTGGAAAGGTACGAGAGTGTAGGTAGCGTTCACGAAACTCTGCAAAGGTTAAGTCGTGAACATCTGATGAGGCAAAGTTCTTGTCCTTGAGTCCAAGGCGTGTTCGGTCCATCTTGTCTGCAAAGACCTTATCGGTTCTACGGTAGTACTCGTAGGTCTTATAGGATTTACCAGCAGCAGCCGTGGCTGCCTCGATGGTAAGACCTTCTGCTACACCTGAAAGGATCAGACGCTTGGCGATGTCACTGGACTTCTCCGTCATCTGCTCTCCTCTAATAAAGCGCCGAAGGCGCGAAAAAAATTTTTATACTAGGGGAAGTGTTTCTACTGGAGATAGAACTATCCCCACTAAAAGCGGTGCCGTGCACCGCACAGTTCGGGCTTGACGCCCGAGCAAGCCACAGCGCAGCGAGGGGTAAGTTGGTGCTCGTCCTAGGGGGACTCGCGTAGTGCCAACGTAGCGAGTATCGGTCGTAAAACTAGTACTGGTTCGTTTTACTCCCTACTATATATAAGGCAGGAAAAATAACCGATTTCCCGTCTACGGTAGATTTTATTTACGTTTTGTGACCAAGGTCACTAGAAATATGTGTACAAATTAGGACATTTCACTTTAGCGTATATTTTTTTCTGGGGAGTATGTATGTAGTGGTGTCGGAACTTAACACCTGGGGGAGAGGTTTTCCACAGGTTATGCACACCCCCACCCCCCCTGTGGATAACTCTGCTGGCCTGTGGATAACTTTATTACAAAAGCAGGGGCGGGCTCTACTTTCGGCGGGTAGACATATCAAACTATTCTGTCCATTAATAAACTCTTCCCATAGACTTAGACATTCAAGAGTTAATTGTCTACCATTTGAATCTTGCTAAGTTACTCGCCAGTAATAAAGTAGTTTAACTTTCAACTATCAAACACCTCTTAAATTGTCGACATATCGACACGGCTGCCCTTGTTACTCTCAGGAAACTCACCGCTAATCGTTATCAAACCGTTATCAAAATACCCTTGTTTGGGCTTGACATACGGTAGACAACCGCATATAGTTCTACTTATCAAGCCAAACGGCTTGAATTAACCTAAGAGGAGCAACAAGAATGACACGTAAAGATTATGTAATGATAGCAGACACAATCGGCGGAATGACTTACTTAAACGAGATAGACCGCGCAACTATTGCACACGATTTCGCAGACCAACTAGAAGCAGACAATCCCCGATTCGACCGCGCCCGCTTCCTTACCGCTTGCGGGGTGAACTAATGGATCTTCTAGAATTGAACATTGACACAATGACAAAACTGGCCGACACATTACGACAAAAGGGGGGCACATTCTCGCAGTTTGACGGCGTAATCTATGAACTAATCGAGGCGGGCTTATTCGAGGCAGAATCGGGCAACTTCGGGCGGGCTGTGTGGAATGGCGACGAAATAGCAGACTGCGACGACTGCCAAGAACCAAGCGCAGACCTGAACTATCACGGCGATTCAGGGTTAGTAATGTGCCCTAGTTGCTACGGAGAGGCAGTAAACTAATGGCGACGACGATTCACCTAGGCGACTGCTTAGACGGTTGCGACATCTGCACGGCTAATTACCACGAGGGGCGCAATGTTTGCGATACCTGTTTGCAATATGTAGGAAAGGGGAGGAAATGATTACGATTCAAACTAAGGCAAGATGCGTAGAATGCGCGAGAGTCTTCAACCTATTGGACGAGGACGACGCGGGCGAATGGTACTACGGGCACGATTGCGAAGTATAGGCAAGACCGCCCTCGCGCTATAGGCTAGAGGCTCACAACCTCACGGGGGCACAAGGTAAGGGGCAAGACCGCCCCGCCTTAGGCTCAGGAAGGGGCTTGCAATGGCACTAGATAGGATTGAACTCATTCAGATTCAGAATATGCTCTTGGATTACTCAAAACTGATTGAGAATAACACGGCACGAGGTGCCTACGCTTGGAACTATGCCAAGAAGGTGGGCAAGGAAATCGAACTAATGGAGGAGGCAAACTAATGGAACTAACTCAGGAGGAGATCCTACTTATTAAGTCAGCACTACGTAATGACACGGTAGGAAAGTGGGGCGACGGGCGACAAGGAAAGATTGACGCACTACTCAACAAACTAAGCAAGGAAGGGACAAACTAATGAATGAAGGATTGAAGCAGTCAGACCCCGCTTACGTAATGAGTCAGGCGGAAGAGGAGGCGGTGATGGCGATTGAAGAAGCAGGGCACGACCTCGGAGCAGTACGCGCTTACCGTGACAATATGGGCGAACAGTACACGCCCCTCCTAGAATGGGAGGATTGGATTGGAGACTTTGAGGAGGCGTATCAGGGTGAGATGACGACACGTGAGTTTGCTGAGCAGTTGGCAGATGATGCATTCATTCCCGCAGATGCGCCTCAATGGATTGTCACATACTTTGACTATGAGAAGTTCGAGCGTGACCTATTCCTCGGTGATTACTGGGAGAACGACGGCTATATCTTTAGGAGCCTGTAATGAGAGAGTTGGAACAGTTCCTCAATGTTGAGGCAGAATGGGTGCTTGAAAGGCTAAGCAATAGCACGGAGGCAAACGACCGCAACTATTATCAAGGCAGGATTGACCAACTGGCGCAGGTGAGAAGGCTATTGAATCACCCGCAGATATTGAGAGAGGAGAAGACGGCGTGAGCGAGTGGACTAAGTACACTTTCGTGTGCAATGGAGATTGTGACGGGCTATTGGAGTTCACATTCAAGGATGGATTCGGATTCCCTAACGGGGAAGTGAAGACCAAGTGCCCTTGCGGGTCAAAGACTACGTACATTTCAATGGAGTGTGCAACGGTAACCAAGAAGAGGAGTGCGTGATGGATGATGCGATAGTTTTGTGGGGCTTACTGTTAGTATATGGAATTCCAATTGTCACCGTGGCATATTGGATGGAGAAGATGATGCACAAGGGAGAAGATGATGAGTGAGCAGGATAAGATGGCGCAATTTGTATTTACCGTAGTGATTGCACCCGCTAACAAGCAGTATGACGTGGAACTATGGGACTTTGCAGGTGAAGAGCCTAAGCAGTTATCCACAGGGCAGGCGAGCAACTGGCGCACCGCGCTAGGTGAGGCGCTATCCAAGATCGAACTACCAACAGACAAGGTGGAGAAGACCATCAATGATGTAATCAAGGAAGGTGTGGAAGATGAAGGAGTTTGAGATAAGAATTGCAAAGGTTGTGTACCGCACAACTGATGAGTTCAAGACAGAAGAAGAAGCCCGTATGTGGGCAAGAGAGAAGCGTGACATCTTGCGTGAACTGATAGATGACAATGCGGTGGAGTACTTCTTCGAGGTAGATGAGGTGTCTAATGTCTGAGCCTACGGTAGAGTACTGGAAAGCAAAGGCACAGTTATGTCGTGACCTTGCACTAGCACAAATTATAGATGGAGATGAGAAGATGGAGAAGGAGGCAGGGATGAACCTAATGCGTATGACCTATGCTCTGTCTATGGTAGATGCATTCAACGAAGGAGGAGAAGATGACTGAGGATAACGTGGTGGGATTCCACCCAAAGAATAAACTGGTAAACTTCTACGAGATAGCAACGGCAGAAGGCAACGCAGTATGGGGCGGGGAAGATCCGCATAGCGCAGTGCAATGGCTACGCCAGTCACCGCTCAACTCACGCCTATTGGTGTCCTGCTGGGAAGCAGGGGAAGAGGATGCGCGATTGATAATTGAACCCATTGACATTACAAAGATTGTGTTTGCAGTAATGGCAGGTACACAATGAATCTAGTGATAGGGGTAGCGATAGTAATGCTGATAGCCTATGTTCTAATTGTATGGGAGGATAAGACAAATAATGGAGGCGGAAAATAAAAGATTGCGCGGTGCTGCTAACCAAGCAGTGCGCCAACGTAACTACAGAAGGGCAAGAGATCGTGCGCTAGTGCGCCTTGCTCATCTATACCCTGATACCTATAAGCAGTTGCTCGAAATGGAGAAGAAGACAGATGAACAAGAAGGCAAAACGTGGCTTGACCTTAGCGGTAATACTGTCCCTGTTGTCGGTGTTCGTATACGCACAGCAGAAGGACGAGGTGCACCTGTCCTCAAAGAAAACATTCATAGAAGCACGGACGAAGGCAACAATGGAGGAGAAGCGTGAGAACAAGACACTTGCAATTAGTTACGCACGAGCACTCGGTTACAACCACAACCAGATCCAATGCCTCGTCACCTTATGGACCCGTGAATCCCGCTTCGACCACTTGGCTCGCCCAAGAGACGCTTCGGGCAAACCAAGAAGCACGGCTTACGGAATTGCTCAACTCCTTAGAGAACGTAGTGGACAACCTGAACTACAAATCCTTCACGGCATACGATACATTAGTCACCGCTATGGAGGGAGTGCGTGTCGCGCTCTCGGTCATAGTGACAGACGAGGATGGTACTGATACACTATAAGTGCATCCTCCTTTCGGGCGACTAGGACCTCACCGCAAACCCTTCCTGCGGTGGGGTTCTTTGCTATCCGCCTGTGGAGTAGAAGCCTTTGCCCTTAAATGTAATAGAAGGAGAAGCCCACTTACGTATCATAGGTATGTGGCACTCAAAGCAGGATGGTTCACGTGGTTCTTCGTGGATGCTACGTTCAATAGTTAGTTCTGCCTTGCACTCAGGGCAGTTGTAGTCGTACATCATTGGTAAGGCGATTCCCCTCCCATAAAGTTAAGTATCTTACGTAATGCGTTACCACACCTGCGATCAGCAGTAGAGATAGCACACTCTGTTGCCTCACTTAACTGTTGCAGTGTGTAGTTCTCGTGGTATCGAAGACGTAAGATGTTCTTCTCATCCTCATCTAGTAACTCATAAGACTTCTTGATATCAATGAGTGTGGCTAATAGGTTGCCACCTTCTGCGGGTGCTGCAGGCTTGCGTGGTGTGCCATCATTGACTAAGTTCTGTGCCTGTTCGATAGCAGTCTCATTGACCACGCTTGCGATAACGTATGGTAACAACTGTGCAATGGTAGTGACATCATAGAAGGACTCATCATTAGTCTGATATCCAGACCTAGTGGCCTTCTCCTTACGGGCATAGCGTTCAAGTCCACGTCGCATCTGAAATGCAATACGCTTCTGATTGATAAGGCGCTTAGTCTCATCCTCTTCTTCAAGTAACCCATTGAAGTAGGACACACGTGTCATCAACCAAGCGTATGCTTCTTGCGTTAGGTCAGCACGATCTGCATACTTACGATAGCGACGGTGCACAATGGTGACCACGCTAGGTACAAGGTCGTTGAGTATTGGATGTGGGTCAGTCACGAGGCCAGGTTCCATCTAGTACCATCAATGCAATAGCACTGTAGTTAAGTAGATCAATAAAGGAATCACGCAACGATTCATTCTCTGGTGTTGCACCACTATCAATCAAGTGGTTAATGCGTGCAGTCTTATCGTGCATACGCACACGTAAACCATTGAGTGGTCCACCAGGGGACAGACTAATGTTAGTAGGACCATAGTCCTTGTGCTTCTTGATGAGCAGGTTACCCGCTGCATCTAATACCTGCCACACATCAG